GGACAAAGTTGGCGGTAACGTTCGCCAAAAGCTCGACTAAGAGGGGGGCAATGCCGGAACTCAAACGAGTAACTCAACGCCTTGCCTGCCAAGTAGGAGCGGTCAGAGACCGCATCGTTCTTGGAAGCACGAGCATTGAATCTCGCCAAAGCCTTACCCAACTTAGGCACGAGAACAAAACCAAAAGAGGTCATAATGAATTGTTTGGAAAGAAAAGTACATTCAGACAAATGTTTCCTCACGAAAACCTTCGCCTTCATGTGGGCTAAAGTGGTGATATGTTCGTAAGCACGTCTCAATGGCTGCGCGCGAACGCAGAAAGGATTGTCAAGACGCAACAACATATCATCACCCAGAACCAAACAAGATCCAATAAGACCTCGAGGAGCGCAGAAAGACTCAACTATCGACGCATTCCACATGGTATTTCGGAACGTTGTAGATTGCGCACCAGTGGGCAACTGATTAACCACTCGTGCTCGAAGATTATACTCCATGGACTTAACCATGAAAGAATTAGCAACGAGCATGAGGGACGTTACCCACTTGGGAGCACCTAAACGTCTCAACCAAGAGACTTCAAGCATGTGCACATCCCTGACCTGTGTCTTGTCATTTGCCGAAAAGTCAGATTCGATATAAATTGATCCAGGCTGAGAGCCCCGTACGATAAACTCGCACAGACTTTCAGTAGACTTGGAATAGGCGCCAGAATAACTGACAGAATTCGAATTGACCGACAAATCCATTGCTGCAAACATACGTTTGGTGCATGCTTGCATAACAGGTCCGAGAATTGCATTATGCAAATCACTTGATTGGTAAATTATGCGTGGAGCCCAATCAGTATCATGGCGTTTCAATAAAGCCTCAATCTTAACAAAGATTTGCTTGTCCGAAAATTGTTTTGAAGTACATTCAGATATAATCGGGTAGACTTTAAGATGCCGTGCCTGCTTGGCAGCAGGAAACTGTGAGTTCCACGAATGGAATAATTCCGGGGTCCAATCGACGGGTTCACACGGTGAAGGACATAACTTCTCCAACAAACTAAGACTGTGTTTAACAATCAAAGGATCAGCACGAGCACTGGTGTAATAATTGCATCTCTTGTCAAAAGCAGAAAGTAAATTTCTTTGACAAGCAGAAGGGACAACAGGGTAATGATCCTTGATTAAGGGACCTAGTACGTCAAGACGCATGTCCAACTCTTCC